CACGCTTCCCGTGCCAGTTCCCGCCGCGCTTCGATCTGTCGTCGCAGCCACGCGACGAGGTCGCCGCTCACGCAGGGTCCGGTGTCCCCGCACCGGACCTGGCCTGCCAGTGCGTGAATGACGGGCTCACGTCGCCTTCCTCAGCCACACCTGGTCCGCGCCGGCGCTCAGGACGCGCAGCGCATGCTCCTCCGGCACCCCTTCAAGCAAGACCAGCGACCAGCCGGGGCGTACCGCGTGAACCAGGCCGTCCCCGAGCCGTACAAGGGCGTCAGTGTCCCACACCCCGGCGAACCGCTTCCCGGCGAGCGCGGCGAGCTCGTCAGCGTTCACCCCGTTCCAGGTGACCCGCCGGCCTTTCAGCGGCACCGTCTCCACATCCTCGCTCACCGCTGCTCCTCCCGGACACTGCTCACGCTCACCTGCCTATCATCTCGCACGCCCGGGGGTGGACTGTGCCCGCAGCGCCGTGGTCGATCCCTTCCGGGCAGGCCGACCGGATGCGGTTGTGCATCCGCGCCGCTGAACTGCGCGCGAAATCGTGGACGTACGCGAAAATCGCCGACGAACTCGGCCTTGACACGCCGATGGCGGCGAAGAAATGCGCCGAAACCGGGTACGGGCTCGCCCCGGGTGAGGACCTGCGCATGGCCCGCCGCAGGGCCGCAGAGGAACTAGACCTGATCCGCCGTGGCCTGTGGGAAGTCGTCGACAGCCCCGGTATCAAGTTCGCCGCCAACGGCGAAATCATCGTCGACCCGTCCACCGGCAAAGCCGCCGAAGACCAGGAAGCCCGCACCGGGGCGCTGCGCGCCCTGATCGCCGCGAACAAGGAATACCGCACCCTGTTCGGCACCGACGCCCCCAAGCTCACCGCGTCCATGGTCGCCACCGGGTCCGTGGAAGACATCCAGGCGCAGATCGCCGCCGTAAAACGCGAAATCGAGGAATCCGAGCGGGACGCCGCACGGGCCATCGAAGGCGCAAGGGACACGGTGCCCGGCGTGCTGCTGCCAGAAGAAGAAGAGGTCCCGCGCGGGGGCTGAGCCTCCCTTGCCTCACGGCGGAGACAGGCCGGCGCGGGCTGGCCCGGGATCAAGGATACGGGACGGTGAGCCGTGTCCCTCGCCCTCACCGAACTGGAACTCCTCACCGAACTCGCGAACCTCAAGGAGAAACTCGCCGGCATCCGCGGGCGGGGAGTAGCCCAGTACGTCCACGACCCGGTCGGGTTCGTCCGCGACTGCGTCAAATTCAAGCCCGGCCAGGGCCTCGCCGCCTACCAGGCCGAAATCATCGGCGACCTGCCCCGCGTCAAGCGCATCGCCGTCCGCGGTCCCCGCGGGCTCGGGAAATCCACCACGGCCAGCCTGATCGTCTTGTGGTTCGCCGTCACCCGCGACGCAGCCGGGATCGACTGGAAAATCGCCACCACCGCCGGATCGTGGGCGCAGCTTCAGGACTACCTGTGGGTTGAGATCTCCAAATGGGCACTGCTGCTCGACTGGGACAAAGTCGGCCGCCCCCCGTTCTCCGCGCGCACCGAACTGATGAAAACGCAGATGCGCCTCCGTCACGGCCTCGCCCTCGCCGCCTCCCCCGACAAGCCCGACAAGATCGAGGGCCTGCACGCCGACCACATCCTCGTCCTCCTCGACGAGGCGAAAATCATCCCCCCGCAGATCTTCGACTCCATCGAAGGCGCGTTCTCCGGCGCCGGAGACGGATCCGACCTCGAAGCGTACGCCCTCGCGATCAGCACCCCCGGGGAGCCCGCCGGCCGGTTCTACGACATCCACCGCCGCGCACCCGGCCTCGAAGACTGGCACGTCCGCCACGTCACCCTCGCCGAAGCTGTCACCGCCGGGCGGATGACCTACGACTGGGCGGAAAAGCGGAAAAAACTGTGGGGCGAGAACTCCGCCCTGTACCAGAACCACGTCCTGGGCGAGTTCTGCGCCGACGACGAAGACGCCGTCATCCCCCTGCGCTGGGTAGAAGCAGCATTCGAACGGTGGCGGGAATGGGACCGCGACGGCTGCCCCGACACCGACGGCATCCACGTCATCGGCGTTGACATCGCCCGCTCCGGCCACGACAAAACCGTCGCCGCGATCCGCCGCGGCGACATCGTCACCCGCCTGGAAGCATGGGCGAAAGCCGACACGATGGAAACCACCGGCCGCGTCAAAGGCCTCCTCGAAGCCGAGCACGGTGCCACCGCCATCGTCGACGTCATCGGCATCGGCGCCGGCGTGTACGACCGCCTCCGCGAGCAGGGCATGAAAACCGACCCGTTCAACGCCGGCCGTAAAACCCTCAAACGGGACAAGACAAACCAGTTCGGCTTCAACTGTCTCCGGTCCGCGGCATGGTGGAATCTCCGCGAGATGCTCGAGCCGCCCCGCTCGCAGATCGCTCTCCCCCCTGACGACGAGCTCGCCGGCGACCTGACCGCCCTGCATTACAAGCACACCTCCGACGGCAAAATCGCCGTCGAGTCCAAGGATGAGATCCGCAAGCGGATCGGCCGTTCCAGTGACCGCGGCGACGCCGTCATGCAGGCCCTGTGGATGTCCGGCGGGTCATGGCACGACGCATATAACACGACAGTGTGCGATAATTGTAATCGTGGATTCCTCCGAGAAATCGACGGCAGATACCGCGACAAGTGTCCCTTCTGTCAAGCCTCCCTCTTCAGCGAAGAAGACGTGCTCGCTGGCTGATTGCAGCGCACCGTACTGCGCTTACGGCTACTGCCAGAAGCACCTGCGGCGGCTCCGCAAGACCGGCAGCACCGACGATCCGCGCAGGCCAACACCGTAAGAACGCTTCTGGCCCAAGGTAGACAAGAACGGGCCGATCCCAGAGCACGCCCCTGAGCTAGGTCCGTGCTGGCTATGGACTGCCGGGAAATTCGCAGAAGGGTACGGCGCATTTTCGCTAACGCACGAAAAGCTCATGAAGGCCCACAGGATCACATACGAATGGCTCGTCGCGCCGATTCCGGATGACTTGGTTCCCGACCACGTATGCCATGAGCCAACGCTGTGCTTTCTGGGCGATAAATGCCCGCACCGCGCATGCGTGAATCCGGCACATCTTGCCCTCGTAACGGTTGCCGAGAATACGCGTCGGCAGACGAGGCATCCGGCAGGCGAGCGCGAAACCTGTGCGCGAGGGCATCTTCTCGAGGGCAAGAATGTGCGCTGGTTCAACGGAAGGAAGGTCTGCGGGCAGTGCGCCCGCGAGGCCGGCCAGCGCCGCAAGGCCCGCGACAAGGGGCTGGTCTCGCGCGAACGCTGCGGAGCTCCGACCGTACTGAAGGGCACCTGCAGCCGGTATGCGGGCGCGGGCACCGGGCATCCGGGCGAAGGACGCTGCCGGTTGCATGAGAGTAGCCCCGCAATGGGTGAGGCGGCCTAAAGGTGCCGTCATGGAGGACGAGAGAGCGAGGAAGCAGCTTGACCGATGCCGCACTGCCCAGGTTCCATGCCACGTCCCCCGGCATGGGATACGCGACGCTGCGCGAAGGCGCGTTCGGCCGCACCGTCGAAGTAACCCCCGGGGTCCTCGCAGACCTTGACCGGCACGGCGCCATCCTGGGCATCGAAGTGCTCGACGGCTCCGACTGGCGTGACGCTCTCGCCGCGCTCGCCATGACCGGGCGGCTGCGCGTGGCTGCGGCAGCGCCCCCGGTGAAAACCGGGCGGAACCTGATCATCGAATGGCCTGCCCCCCGCGGCGACGGCATGCCCGGCTCCCTCGTCAGCCTCCACGACGCCGACAGCGGGGAGCAGATCACCACCGCCACCCGCATGGTCCTGACCGCCGCAGCGGGCGACGTGATCACGGCCGTGCTCACCGTCGCCGCCGGCGAGGGCGGCGAACCCGTGTACACGGGGCTGCCCTTCAGGGGCCGCGCCGTCGACGCCGAGTTCACCGTCACGTCCATGGCGTCCGCCGTGCCCGTGGTCGTCACCGGGAGCGGGATGTGACCCACCCCGGCCCGTCTTCCGGGTTCCCGCCGCTGGAACGCACCGCCCAGTCCGCGATCAACGCCGCCCGTGCCCGTCTTGACGTCCTCACCGGGAAAGGCCCCGGCTTCCCCCAGCTTTCCCCCGAAGAGAAGAAGGAAGCCCTGGAGGAAGCGGGGAAGGGGGGAGCATGCGCGTTCTGCGCCAGCCTCCACGCCGGCGCGTCCACCGCCGCCTGCCCCCGCCTGGCCACATTCGAGCTGAACGGTGACGGGCGGGTCGTCAAGGGCTCATTCTGGCCTGAGGGCGTATCCGACGAGGAAGTCATCATGGACGGCGACGGGAAAATCCTGCAGGTCACGATCCGCCGGCACGACGACTGGAATACGGGGAAAGTCCTCGCCGTCGCCGACGCGGCCGAGGAAGAGGAGGCGACTGATGGCGGCCATGACTGAGATGACCATCCGGTTCCGGGCCGAGGCCGCCGACGAGTTCACTGCCCGCATCCTCGGTCTCACGTTCACCCCGTGCCCGCCGTCCCGTGAGGGCGGCATGTGCGGCTGCGACGAATCGGCGGAAGGCCCCGTGCTGCACCTGCCGGAGCACATGGCAGGCGCGGGCGCGGCGCAGATCGCCATGATCAGCGACGCGTGGTCTGAGATCTTCCCCGGCCTGCAGGCCCGCCTGCACAGTCCCGGCGACGTCACCGTCACGTTCCGCCTCACCCCCAAGGACGGGCAGGACCATGACTGACCTCAGCGAAGCACGCCGCCTCGAGCAGGACATTGACCGCCTGACCCGCATCGGCGAGACGGCTCGGTCCCCGGAGGAAGTTGACGCCGCCCTCGCCGCGCTCACCGGAACCGTCACCGAAACACGCCCGGACACTGAACTCGCCCGTAACATGCTCCGCCTGCGCCTGGTCGCCGAAGCCAAAGCCCGCGGCGTCCCCTGGGCCGTCATCGGCGGCGCCCTCGGCGGCATCTCCGGCAAGGCCGCCAAACACGAGATGAAGCACCTCGCGCGGGTCACGCAGCGGCAACTCCTCGCGGCGCAGCGAAGGTAGGCTCAGGCCATGACTTACGACCGAAGCACGGTACCCGGCTGGGAAGGCTCCATCGGCCCCGGTCCCGGCCAGTACCACCTCCCGCACGTCTACGCCCGTGACATCTGCTCCGGGGCGGGAAACTGCGTGTGCGGCGCGGCACTCCCCGACGAGCGGCACGTTCAGGCCGCTCCGGGCGTGCCGGTACCCAATCACATGCGGCAGTAGGCCCGGGCCATGACCGCAGACGCGCTCACTTTTGCCGCAGCCTCCCACCTGAACCGGGACGCGATATGGCAGGCCGCGCCGCCCCTGGCCGCCGGCTGCGAGCACGACCTGCGCTGCCTGCCCGTCATCGAGTTCCGGCAGACAGTCCTGTGCCTGAAATGCCGCGGGCTAGCCGTAGAGGTGTCACTCGGGCTAGGTGCCACGCCCGGCGCGTACATCGTGCACGAGGACGGGCGTATCTCCCTCTCCGTCCTCCTGCAGCGCCGCGACCCGGCAGAGGCAGCCGAGCGCATCCGCACCGGTTACGCCGACCTCGGCATCCCGTCAGCCATCGGCGAGGCGATGATCAAGGCGACCCTCGCCGATGGCTGACGGCCCGCAGG